TCTTGTGTGCTTAAACTTTTTGTTGCGATATCTTTTTCTGATATTTTGGCGGCATCTTGATATTTTTGTAAAGCATCTTTAATTCTATCAGGATTACCTGTCAATGCGTCTTGCAAATTATCAATTTCATCAAATCCAGGAATTTTCAGACTAATTTTTCCATCCTTAACTTCACTCAAAGAGGCTATTAATCTTTGGTCTTCTTCAGTAAAGGTACCTCCTTCTGCAGCAAATAATTCACCAAGACCGCTTTTATTGATATCTGCAATAATTTTAGCTTGTTTAGCCGCTTCCCTACCTAAGTTTATATATTTTTCATAATCACCACTTTTACCTAACGCCTCAAGTTGTTGTTTTAATCTTTGTTGAGCAACAAAGTTTGTTTCAACTTCACCTGTTGTTTCATTAACCTTGTACGCAGATGCCGATAAATCAATTAAACTTTCTTGTAATTTTTCAACATTATTTGCTCCCATGTTCATTAACTGAAATGGATTCATAAGGTTAGACATTGAACCTCCTAACATAGACATTCCGGCCGCTGCCTCTATTGCCTTTTCGGGATCCCAAAATGTTTGACCCATTTGTGCCGCACCTATTTCCTCAACAGTAATTCTTAGTTGTTGTGCTTGAACGGCCATTTTTGCTAATCCGTCAATACCGTTTTTAAATCCATATGCACTAACTTTGTCTAGATTTTTTTGTACTGACTCCAAAGTGGCTTTAACATTAACACCACCCCTTCTGGCTAAGTCAGTAATTTTTTCAATTGCATCTGCACTTTTTTCTTGTGAAAAAGTTAAATTCATGAAATCACTAACCATTTTTCCTAATGACTCTGAAGCGACACCGGTTGCTTTTGAGAGGAATACCATTCTTGTTGTAACATCTTCTGACGGTTCAACCATTCTACCTAAACCCGTATATAACCCTGATATTAAATCCGTTACGTCTTTAAATGTTGCTCCTACTTTTGATGTTTCAATATAAACCCTTGTTATTTTTTCTCTAAATGCTTCAGTATTATTAACAATACCACTACCAATTATTTTTTGTATAGATAAGGCCTTTGCTTCCATAGAAGTAAGGACTTCCATTTGCTTCATAAAATTTACACCCTCTAATGCTGCCTTTCCTAAAGCCTCAGCACCTTTGATTGGATCGTACCCTCCGGTCGCAAATTCATCTGTTTCTTGAAAAAATAACCACATACTCTAATAGTTTAATTAATAAATAGAGTATCAGTCTGTTTTATCATACTCAGAAATTAGCTTATCCATGTAGTACCTTCTTTCAAAAGTAGGCATCATCAATAAGTCTTTATAAGAAAAATTAACATATTTAGATAGATAATAAAATTCATCCATTAAATTCTTTTTATAGTGAGAAGAAAGGACGAAAAAATTCAACCCCAAAGTTCACATTCAATGTGACCTCTTCTCCTGACGGGGCTATAATTTTTTTAGACAAATCTAGTTTAGGTTCACATTCCATAATAAACTTCCTAAGACTTTTGGAGTCTATTATTGGCATTTGGTTGATAAACGTAGCAATATTACCTTTGTCGGTATTACCTTCTAATTCAACAATTTGTTTTTCTAAACGTTTTGTAATCACGGGGGCAATCATACCTTTTGGGTATTTCTCTATTATTTTATCAATTTCATTATCGTCTGACAAATTTAAAATTTTAATCTTAACTCTTTTTTGTGTTTTTGGTAAAACATACTCAAAAAGACCTTCACTGTTTGGTGTATGTGTTGGTTCAGAGTAATTTATTTCATCAATAATCACAGTAGTCTCAAAATCAATACCTGTTTTTGGATCCTTTATTATGTATTCAAATTCAGATCCGAAAGCAGTATTTCTTAAAAAGAATAGTACGGCCTGAACATCAACATTAATCATTTGGTTAATGTCGAATCCGGGTTCATAAATTTTACTTCTTAATAATGTCTTTACTATACCCTCTTTACTATTATTTGGTGATAGTAGTACGTTTTCATCCGCAGCGGTTAAATACCCCACTTTTAATGATTCTTTTTTTGGTGTGTAGAACATACCTTTAGATGGTAATTTAACCACGTCGTGCGGTAAATTAAAATGTTGTTGTCCATATTCAGTTGCGTTATCCATATCTTTTTTATTTTAAAAATAACTTGGTATTAGTTAATGTAAATAAAAAACCCACCTATTAAAGATGGGTTTAATAAAATATATGAAAAAAAAAATTAATATACTAATATACATCTATCAGGTCTCAAAGTCATGTCAACTTTCATAATATCAGCATTCGTATAGTTAACCTCACCAAATTTAGCATCAGTTATACTACAACCTTGTAAAATCCATTTTTCAACTACAACTCCTGTTGGGTCTAACATTTCTAAATCAACGTCTTTTTTATAACCAGCAGCATAACCCATACGACCTGTTACTGATTCTGCATGTAAACGAACCCATTCCATAACCGCTTGAGCAGCCGAAGGACCAATAGGATCTCTTAATGAAACTGAAATAGTCTCCCAAGCAAAAGAACCCGCAACATATGTTTCAGTATTCAAAAATTTAATTTCTTTTGTATCAATTTTAATACTTGGTCTTGATGCTTTTTCAACATACCAAGAGTTAATCCCCAAAGAAGAAGGGAAACTCAATATAAACCTATTTGACTTTTTAGGTTCGTACTGAAAGGGCATTTTCATTAATAAATCAGCCATGTTATTTTGTTTTTTTTGTTTTTATTTTTATTATAAATATCTTGTTATAATTTTTTTTCTATTTACTTTCAGATATTTTTAAAATATATATTATATATAATAGCTTATATCTCTTCTTTTTCTCCTCCTTTAGTTAAATATACTCTTACTGGATTTTCTTCTGGATATTCTTTTTCTAAAAACCCTTTCATTGCTTCAATATTTTTTGCATCATCATCTGAAAAACCAATAAAAGGAATCACTTCATCATTTGCAATATCATTTTTAAAAATTGCCTTTGATGGGTCTCCCGTCATTCTTGCAACCTCCGAAGCCATTTGTCTACAATAAGATATAAATTCTCTCATCGCTTTAATTTTACCCTCTTCAGGGTTCGCAGCACTTCCTTCACCAAATGTCACCGGATGAAACTTACATAAATCCAAATACTCGTTTATTAGATCTTTATCTTGATATTCTAATTCTTTTACATTTTCATATATGTCTTGTGATTCTAAATTTCTATATTTTTTTAAATTTTCAACTAAAATTTTAGAATTAATGCCGTTGTGGTTTGATAAAATATAATTTAAACAAGACTCTTTTAAAGTTTCAGGATTGTGACCTCTAGCGGTTATAATTGCAAAAATTGACCCTCCATTGATACACTCCACAAAATCATTCCATGATGGACCAGGACTAGCCATCATTGAGTCAATAATAAAGTTTTTGTCTCCTTCTGTTCTAAAATTTCTAAATGGATTGGGTGCGTAACCAACAATTGTTGTTCCTTTAAAACTAAAAGGTTGTACCCCAATCTCATGTCTGTGTTCAGCAAACTCCTCTGTTGACATTGGAACTTCTTCTTCGTTTTCACTCATTAACATAATTTTTGTTGGCATAAAAACAATATTGTCGTCCCAATCAAAGGCGTAATATTTTAAATCGGGTCTCCCCTCTTCAGTAATACCTTCGACTAATCTTTTTTTGTTTACGTAATTGTATATGTATTTTGTGTACTTCATTTTTTATTAATGATAAATAATAACTTTTCTAATTGATTTTCAGTTAAAACAATGTTTTGTTTTTTACCTGAATAAGTGGTCGGTTCAATTTTTTTTGATCCAACACTTTCTTTAATAAGTTTTTTTTCAATTTTCATAACTTTTTTCTTATAAATATACAAATGGGGAATATTTCTACTCCCCATTGTTTTATTTTTTGTGTTTTAATTATACATCATCAAAAGACGCTCCTGTTGGTGTGATAACAAACTCAATATCAATATATTCTAACGCTCTTGTTGGTTTTAAGAATATTTTTCCTGTTAAAGTGTTTGAATCTAAATCTTCAGGTGTGTTAGAAACCGTTACCCTAAAGTCAATTAAACCTCTGTCTCTTCTAATTGAATCCAAGATTGGGTTAACTGAGTCTAAGAAGTCTTGTCTAACTTTGTCGTCATTTTGTTCAAATAACAATCTTACCGCTACCGCTGAAATTAATTTTCTTGCTTGTAGTAACAATCTTCTTACGTTGATTCTATCAAGTGCAGATTCCTTAACTTGTAAAGTTTTATTACCCCAAATTACTGTACCAACATCAGAGAAGGTCGCAATTGGGTTAACTCTTCCTTTATAAAGAGTGTCTCTATCTTCTTGAGTTAATTTTTTACGAGCTCTAATTGCACTTACCAAACCTCTTGTGTAACCTGCCGATGCGAACCAAGGGAATGCAATATTATCGGTTAACGCTAAGTTTTTAGTTACTTCCGCTGTTGGTGGTATGTAGATTTGAGTGTTATTAACAGTATCTCTCGTCAATACCCATGGGTAGTAAGTTGCGGTATAGTTTGAATCAATTCCAGTATCTTCTAATCTATCAACAATTTCTTGAGGATAAACCAAACCTTCTTCAATATCATTATAAGATGGTAACAATAAGTTAAAGTCGGCCGTGGTACAAATGTATACTGAATCCGCTCTATCTGTTTCAACCATATCAATTGCATCTTCAACCAAATTTGAATTATAATAATAATCAATCCCTGGTGTTGCAAATACGTTAATATTTACCGATTCAGGATTTGCAAAACTATCTTGACCCCATTTGTAAGCGTAATAGTCAGTATTTGCCCATGTCTCTTGATTAGGTCCTGAAATTTGTTTAAACGCTCCCCATCCTGTTGCAGTTGGGAATGTTACTGAAGGTGCCGATCCGTTTTTGAAACCTGATTGACCAAGAGCAAACGAATCTCCGTTTGTTCTGTATTCTCTGTAAATGTCCCATCCGTCAAAACCACCATAAGCATAAACAGTATATTTACGGGTGTTCAATCTGTAGTATGGATTATTAGTATCTTGTGGTTCACTTCTAAAGT